TGCGGTCCGCAATTTCTGCTCGATGAATGAAACCGTCCGGCCAGTGCGTCGTCCTCGGTGCTTCAATGGTCGTTAGATAACATCGAGCGGTCATCTTGACGGTTGATGATGCCAACGGGCCGCACCTAAATTTATGGATACACAAAGAATAATTCTATGCGTCGCGTGCCAGCGAAAGGTACATCGGCATGAGCCGTGCTGTTCGGACGTTCGCGAGATCGTTTATGAGTGCAATCTGTGTCTCGAGACGTATGCGACCGTCAGTGAATCGGACTCTTGCTGTTCGCGGCTTGTCGCTCCACCTCTCGTACTGACCGACGATCATCGTGCAAAACGTGCGGAACCGGCACAGACGCGTTCGCCGCTGACTCCGGCATTTGAAGACCGTCGAGTGCTCGCATGAACGGTACCTGCGTCAAATGCGGGCGTCTGACCAATTCGCCGAAGGTCTGCAAATTGTGCCTCAAGGCGAAGCTCGGCGAGAACATGCGAAAGGCCCAGGCCGAGCGAACGGGGCGTGCACGGCTGGGTTTTAAGAAATACGACCGCCGCCGTAAGCCAGACACGAAACGCCGGGCAGATCGCCGGGAATTCAACCGGAAACGGTACGCGGCATCGATAGGAATTTAACCACATAGGAACAGTAGGAGCATAGAGATATGAATAAACCACTTCACATCACAGCGATCGAGACCATGGCAAAGGTCGATTACCGCAAGACGACGACGTGTTCGCAATGCAGGATCTGGCCGAATACGCTCGACGCTGACGGCGTTTGTTCGCACTGCCGCATATCGCCCAGGGGCGACCGCGTCAAAGGCGTGTGGGAGACCGTGACGACGGCATTGGGTTCAATTTTCAAAGATCACGAGGCGGTGATCCCGCCCTCAGTAATGACAGATTAACGCAAGGCGGCGGCGATCCTACTTGTTAACGGGGCAGAAAGATTCAAGTAACAAATATGCGAGAACGATACGATTTCCTCACGACCGAGACCGAAGAGACGCTCGACGGCAATATCAAGGCGGCGGCCTATGGGCTCGACAAATCGGCCGAGTCCGTTTACCAGATCATCCGGTGCGAGGCGGTCGATCCGTTCGCACATTTCGATAAATTCGCCGAAGGCCTGACCAAAGGCAAGGTCAGCCTCCGGCGATACATCACGCGGCTCGAATATCACGAGCAGCGGAATATCGGTTTGGCCGTCGTCCGTCAGCCCGGCGAGGCGATACAGAAACAGTTTCACGAGTTTTCGCGGTTTACCGAGGAATTTATGCAAGGGATCAGCGACGGTTCGCTCGACCTGGCCGAGACCGAACGCCTGCTCGATATCCTCGCCATCCTCAAACCGCTCGTCAACACGTCGGAATCATCATTGCTTGCTCATAAGGCGAAGCTGGAGAAATAGGGATTTTAACGCGGAGAACGCGGAGGTCGCGGAGATATGAACGATTTACCTTTGTTTAATTACGCCGAATCGCAGCGGCGGGCGGAGATCGGGATCGCGGCGGCGGCGGAGAATGCGGGCTCGGTGGTTTTGAAGGTCCAGGCAATTGCCCGCGAACTCGGGCGGCTGCAGGGGTTCGTGACGGCAGACGACGTGCAGCGGGTGATGTTCGAGCGGCAGATCAGCAGCAAAGAACTCGGCAACGGTGCCGGCAGCATGTTTCGCGGCAAAGACCAATGGCGAAAGACCGGCCGTTACATCTCGTCCGTCCGCATCGCTGCCCACGGCCGCGATATCCCGGTCTGGGAATACATAGGAGCCTAAAGATATGAGAACACTCGTGACGGTTGTTGTTCTGCTGGTGATCGTCGTCATCGGCCGCGGGCTAAATGCGGCAGTGGATCCGAATGAAAGCAATTAAGGCGTACTACAACGAACATGATAAATCGGCGGCGGCTTGGTTGCGGGAACTGATAAAGGCGGGAGTTATTACGGATGGAACAGTCGATGAGCGATCAATTGAAGATGTCGTACCAGCCGAGCTTGCTGAATTTGACCGATGTCACTGGTTCGCAGGCGTTGGAGTTTGGGATTACGCCCTTAATCGAGCCGGATGGCGGGACGGTGACGGGCAGGTCTGGACAGGATCGTGCCCTTGCCAGCCTTTCTCCGCGGCAGGCAAAGGAGATGGGTTTGCTGACGAGCGGCACTTATGGCCTGCGTGGTTCCACCTTATCGAGCAGTGCCGACCTCGCGTCATCTTTGGCGAGCAGGTATCGAGCAAAGACACGCTCCCTTGGATCGACCTTGTTCACGCTGATCTGGAAGGTGCGTTATACACCGTCGGGGCGGCCGATCTTTGCAGTCCGAGCGTCGGGGCTCCGCACATCAGACAGAGATTGTACTTCGTGGCCGACGCCTCGGTCGATGGATGGCGAGATCGCGGAATCGCTCGAAACATGGGAAGTTCGTCGCGACAAGAAAGCGGAGCAAAAGATCAATCTGCACAAACCGCTCTCGATCGTCGCTCAAATGACGACCTGGCGAAGCCCGTCAGCGTCGGACGGCGAGGGCGGAGTGATGGAGATTCGCCCGGAAACGGCGGGGAAATACAAACTGAGGGACGAGGCGGAATTGGCGAATCTCGGAGCGTGGCCGTCACCGATGGCGGGAACTCCGGCACAGAACGGCTACAACGAAGCGGGCAACACGGACAGCAGCCGCAAGACGGTGGAATTGCTGACGGGCTGGAAAACTCCGAACTGTCCCAGGGCCCACGATTCGGACAACACGGTCGGGAAATTCTATCCGTCGAAGAAACAGCAGGATTTGGTCGACCAGGTGCATTTGACCAATTGGGTGACTCCACAGACGAAGGACTTTCGGAGCGGTCAGGCGAAGCGATACATCGAGGGCAAACACGCGGTTTCGATCAACGATCAGGTGATGCTGGCCCAACTAACGGATTCTGGCGAGATGCCGAGTGGATCTATTGCCGCGACGGGAAATGGCGTCCTGTCGGGACAGTTGAATCCGGGGCATTCGAGATGGCTGATGAGCTTGCCGCCGATCTGGGATGTGTGCGGGATCAGAGCAGCGGACGCTATACGATCTCGCCGCTCATCGAAAAAGGCAAAGGCCGCGTCGCAAGGCTCAGAGGCTACGGCAACGCCATAGTCGCCGAGGTCGCGATCGCTTGGATCGAGGCGTATTTGGACAAAGAGATTTAGCCGCGAAAAGGCACAGAGGGCACAAAATAGAGATATGGCAAAGATATATATTGCGGGGAAGATCACAGGGCTCGAACCGGCGGCGGCTTATGAGTTGTTTTTGGCGGCGGAGAATTTGTTGATGTTTCACGGGCACACGCCGCTGAATCCGATGAAGCTGGTCGATCAGGCCGAGGGACGGACGTATGGCGAACAACTCGCCGATGCTCTGACGGTCCTGCTGACGCAGGCCGAGGGCGTTTATTTTCTCGACAACTACCGCGATTCACGCGGTGCCATGATCGAACGCTACATCGCCAAAACGCTCGAAATACCAATGTACTTCACCGCCGAAGCCCTGCCGATAGGCTCAGACTGGCCGGAGAGGAAAGACTAGGAGACACGGAGACGGGAGACAAGGAAAGATGCACGATATGGCGACGACAGCGAAAACAAAGATCAGCTACGACGAGTTTCTGTATGCGAAAACGCAATTTGGCGGCGATACGGGATTTGATGTTGATGATCTACCGTCGTTTCTTTTCGACTTTCAGACATCGCTTGTCGAATGGGCTTTACGAAAAGGCCGGGCGGCAATATTTGCTGATTGTGGGTTGGGTAAGACTGCAATGCAACTTGTTTGGGCTGACAAGATCGCACGGCGAACAAACAAGCCGGTGCTGATATTAACTCCGCTGGCCGTCGGACCTCAGACCGTCCGCGAGGCCGAGAAATTTAACATCGAAGCAGTGCATTGTCGCGATGGTAAATTTGGCAATGCCAAGATCATCGTCACAAATTACGAGCGACTTCACTATTTTAACGCCAATGATTTCGCCGGATGCGTATGCGACGAATCGAGTATTTTGAAAAACTACGGTGGAGCAACGCGAAAAGAAGTTACGCGGTTTATGTCGAAATTGCCTTACCGACTTTTATGCACAGCAACGGCGGCGCCAAACGATTATGTAGAACTCGGAACTTCTGCCGAAGCGTTGGGTGAGATCACGCACACGGAAATGCTCAAACGGTTTTTTAAGTACCTCGATGACAAAGGGCAAAAACAAGAGAATCGTTTACAGGCCGACGCAGAGCAAGCCATTGCGTTTGATAACAACTATTATCAAAAACTTTCCTTTCGTGTCGCTCAAAGTATCGGTCAGTGGCGGCTAAAACATCATGCGGTCATTCCGTTTTGGCGTTGGGTCGCGTCGTGGGCCAGAGCGTGTCGGATGCCATCTGATTTAGGGTTTAGCGATACCAACTTCAAACTACCAACACTGACCGAATCGCACCATATTATTACGCCTAACAGGCCGCCGGATGGAATGCTCTTTAATCTGCCGGCAATCGGACTGGCAGCGGAACGCGATGAACGGCGGCGGACGCTAGACGAGCGGTGCGAGTTTGTCGGTAAGCTAGTTGACCACGACCGCCCTGCCGTCGTCTGGTGTCATCTAAATCCCGAAGGCGATTTATTGGAGAATGTCATTCCCGACGCAAAGCAGATCAAGGGCGGAATGTCAGACGAAAGTAAATTGGAATTGTACGAGGCGTTTTCGTCGGGCGAACTTCGCGTTCTCGTAATCAAACCAAAAATCGGAGCATGGGGCCTTAATTGGCAACACTGCAATCACGTCGTATCTTTCGCATCCCACAGCTACGAACAATACTACCAATCCGTTCGACGGTGTTGGCGATTTGGACAGCAGATGCCGGTGCAAGTCGATGTTATCTCTACGATCGGCGAAGAGCGAGTTTTTAATAATTTACAAGCAAAAGCAAAACGGGCGGAAGCGATGTTTACGGCTTTGGTCAAGGAAATGAACGCCTCGGAGCAGATCGTTCGCGTAAACGAATATACAAAGCAAATTCAGGAGCCTCAATGGGTGTAATCGACCAAGAAATCAATTCAAACTATGCGATCTATAACAGCGATTGCGTGGAAGTTATGACATCGTTCGCAGATCGAAGCGTTGACCTGACTATTTACTCGCCGCCGTTTGCAGGGCTGTATCAATACAGCAGCGACGAGCGGGACATGAGCAATTGCCTGAATCCTGAAGAGTTTTTCGTTCACTACGGTTTTTGCATCGACCAGATCGCACGGCTAACTAAGCCCGGTCGTATCAGTGCGGTTCACTGTATGGATATCCCGCTCTCAAACGCCGGATGTGACGCGATGTTCGATCTACCCGGACGAATCATTCAGGAACACGAATCACGCGGATTTGTTTATGCGGGGCGCCGCGTTATCTGGAAAGAACCTCTGATGGTTCGCAACCGCACAATGATGAAATCTTTGCATCATAAAACGCTTTGCGAAGATTCGACACGGAACTCCATTGCTAACGCCGATTATCTTTTGATGTTTCGTCGCAAAGGCGAAAATGCTATTCCGGTTGCTCACAATGTCGGGCTTTTGCGGTACGCCGGAGAGAATCAGCCGCCCGCAAATCTCATTCGTTATCGAGGCATGGACGGCGACCAAAAACAGAATCAATACAGTCAGTACATTTGGCGGCAATACGCATCGTCGGTCTGGATGGATATTCGCATTGACCGCGTTTTACCGCATCGAACAGCAAAAGACGACGAAGACGAAAAACACGTTCATCCACTGCAATTAGACGTGATCGAGCGTGGCGTTGTTATGTGGTCCAATCCTGGCGACATCGTTCTAACGCCATTTATGGGCGTTGGCAGCGAGCCTTATGGAGCATTGGTCAACGGACGCCGTGCTATCGGTATCGAGCTGAAATCCTCGTATTTCAAACAGGCCCAGCTAAATCTTGCTCACGCTCTCGATCAGCCAATTGAGCAGGATGATCTATTCGCGGGAATTGTCGAGACGGATTTTGCCGATATGATGGCTGCGTAGGAAAACGAACAATGGCGAAGAAACGGTATGTGAATACGAATTTTTGGACGGATAAGTATATTCGTTCGCTGCGGCAGCCGACGGGGAAGCTGTTGTATTTGTATTTGTTCACGGGGCCGTTTGCGACGCTGTCGGGGGCGTATGAGATCACGGCGGAGCAGATGGCGTGGGACACGGGCGTGCCGGAGATGGAGATCGATTCGTGGCTGCAAAAGTTTGAAGAGGATGGCAAGGCCGTGCTTCGCGATGGTTGGCTCGTGATGGTCAATACGATCGAGCATCAGTCGCACACGACGCCGACGATCAGGTCGGGCATCATAAAAGAGCTAAGTTGTTGTCCTGATTGGATTAAGGATAGGCTATCTATACGCTATCGGTGGCTATCGCATCTTAATCTTAATCTTAATCTTAATTCTAATCTTAATTCTAAGAACGGCGAGACGCCCGTCGCGGCTGTCGCCGCCGTCGATAGATCAGATGATCCCTGGGCGGCAGGGATCAAGCTGCTCTCAGGCACCATGACCGAAGCTCAGGCACGGCCCTTTCTCGGGCGTCTCGCGAAGCAATACTCCGCAGCAGAAATGCTCACGGCTATTCAAGCGACCGCGTCAGAGAAACCCGTCGATGCCAAGGCGTTCCTCATCGGAGTGCTCAAGAAACGAGCTAAGGATAAGGCCGGCGTGTTAGTTGGCAAGGATAAGGGCGGCCCGGAGCCTGATTATAAGTGCGGTGCGTGCTTTGATCTGGGCGAGGTGACAGTGCCTGATGGGTCGTACGCGAAGTTTGTGCCGTGCCCGTCATGTCGAGGCTCGACGGCGGCAGCGGTTTGATCTTCCGGGGACTGAGCCGGTTAGATCCGGCATTTTGACTGCAGGCACCCGCGTCCGGTTCGTGTGACTTCGGTATGAGTCTGGAAATCCCCACGGACGGAACCCCCGGCGATGTGACGCGGGTGCATAAAACTAAGGCAGGTAAAACTATGATAAACACACACAGAAAACTTATCATCCGAGAGGGCAACAAGGATGTGGCAAAGGCATTCAACGTCAAAGTTATCGAGAAGATGATCGCGGAAGTGCCAGATGGCGCGTGGTCGCCGGGTGTCATTGAAAGCACCTCTATTGGTGAAGCCTTTCGTTGGTCATCCACTC